GCCATATTTCCCAGATGGTTGCAAACCCGGTGCAATAAACAAATCCTTCAGGATCGCTATGTGCGGGAAAAGGCCATCCGACAATAAGCCAGTGACAACGCCCAAAGCATGCTCGTTATATCCCATTTCCTTTAGGATATCGTGAGTTATTCCTGCGACAGTGTACCCTACATCTATAGGCATAGTCAAGTCAAAGCCCGAATAATCTCCTTCCATAATATATGGCGAGAAATTGAGCAGTTTCTTGACCAATTGATCAGCATCTCGATGCATGTCAATGCCTACTGCAGTGTAGAAGATATCACTCTGTTCTACCATTGAAGCGTACAACGGTCCCAAGAACATACGAGCAAGAATGAGCAAAGCAATAGGTGACACATAGAAAATACGTGTCTTTCCTTGAGCTACTTTGCTAAATTCACGGGGTTCGTCCTTTTGCGATCCGTCAAAAACGAATCCTGCAATTTCACCCTGTGAATAGTGCGCCAGAGCATCTTTAACGAGATTGATCACCTCATCCGTAGGTTCAGCAATCAATTTCTCAACTTGATCTTGTGCTCTAAGCAAATGGTCTTTCTTTTTCCCAGATAGACCAAAGCCAGCTGATGTCGACAGATTCATCCTATCAAAGACAGAATCAAAGTCGATACCATTGATCGCAGTTTGCATATCCAGAGGACTGAATGTGCCGTATTTTGCTTTCAAACGCGAAACAATCCGCCGCGTAATCAAGCGTTTCACCAACCGCAATCGTTTTGAGTTGAGTGTTTTTTTCGGTTTAGCAAGTTTCACCATCGCAATATTGTATGCGTTTTGGTATTCGCCGTTAACTACGCGAGGCGCCATCACGGGTTTCCCAAATTCTGGTTGCATTTCCTCATCAAAACACTCAAGCATCATAGCTGGCAAATGTTCTGCAAAGCGGGTTTTCACCATACGCGACTTTGATTTCGCTAATACAGCTCCTTCGAGTTTGCCACGATAATCAACACCCGGCAACTCCTCGAAGTTGACCATC